GGAAAGAACTCAACCTCACAGGCCCTGCTAGAAAACTATTCAGCAGGAGAGGACACTTTCTGTGTTTGGTAGAAATCGCACCTTGTAAATAAGGCACTAATCGAGTTTTCTAGTCTCGATCAAGAGTCTGGCGTTTCGGATTCATGATACACCTCGGTAATTTACCTGCCGCAGCCCCTAGGTTGCTGGTCTGGATCTTATCACGTGTATACCTGTATAGAATCGTTATTTTGCATGTGTAAGCGGATATATATGACCGCTAAGTTACCATCGACCAAGCCGATGGACACTACCCTTTTCAATCTACTACTCAGTTAAGCTCTGTCCCCTGCTTGCGGACTGAACCGCCAGGGCCCATGAGTTCTTATCTTTCTCTTCAGCACAACCTCCGGGGTAAGGTCTTGTACCCCCGCGACCGCTAGCTAGGCGTTCGCTACAACAAGAGGATTCGGGAAATGAACCCGATCCACATCAACCACTGAGTGCTCGAATGCATACTGGAAGCCATCAATATTAAACTGATGGACTTCTTTCTGTAAGCGTGCCCATTGCCGTTGATTGTAAGAGAGAGCCTTTGACTTATCAGATTTCATCTCAGAACCGAGATGCTGAGATGTTCTACAAACCTCAGAATACCGCAAATAAGCAGTATATAAATCAGTCATACCACGAGCTTTGTGCAAAGACTCGGAGCATTCTCTTACACCTAGATGATAAATAGTTTTAGTAGAAGGGAGCATAGTCTGGCTTATACTCCTGAGGTCAAACGGAGCATCGTTAGTCTCTCGACGAAATTCGACTTTAAGTTTCCCGTTAACAATACAACGAAAAATCTTTAAGTCAAATTCGGAGGGACCATAGCGCGTTCCGTCAGGTTTAAGGGCATAGCAAAATTCGCCCCCATCATCTACATCATCACCACAATTCCATTTTCCAATTGACTGGAGCCCCAGACCTCCAACAGATTCAGGTAAATACCAAGGGACGCGAAAGCGACCCAACCTCTCTCTGTGCTCAACAAGAAATAACTCGTGGACCTTCACCCGTAAGGAATCAGGTGAATAACGGATAAGTTCACGATGTCGAGCGCCAATTGTTGCCTCATAAGGATTTTCTTCATCTTTAATAGGATTAATATCCTGACCTGTTCCACTACGTTTAAGACCTTTTAACAAGCCCATATTAACGTACCGTATATGTTCTGGAACACCATCATTCCACAGATAACTCTGTGAATTGATATTAAAGTAATCCCTATGATATTGCACCTTCCCCACCGAAGGAGCGAGGCCACAGACCGTTGCACAAGACTTCCATTGCGCGACAGTTTCAGAATTACATCGCATAAGAGCATCATCACCATTAACTAGCAATTTCAACTTTCGTAATGTAATTTCTCTACCCTCACCAAGCTCTTTAGCTTTCCGACAAACCGCAGCATTTATTATACAGAGTACAATAAACGACAGGATAGAACCCATAAGTTGGCCCCAAACCTGATCTTTCACTAGATCAGAGAAGGGATGGACAATTTTATGTCCAGTTAACGATATGAATCCTAAATCCTTCAACTCTTTCGGTAAACGGAGTTGATCCGCGATCTCTCCCCAACAGGCGTTAGCCATTTTGGGGTTTAGCATATTTGTTGCGTCGGAATAATCAATAGAAAGAAAGTCTCCTATTTCATCGGAGAAGATACCGGTATAGTCCACCTTATCATAAGTTTTTCCGATCAATTGAAAGATCGGATGTCTTCTTAAAATAGAATGAAGAAACTTCTGAATAGGCTTAAGAACGAAATAAATCGAACCAGGACCTTTACTGATAATTCTTACTTTCAGAGCCTCTGGAAGAGCCACCAGTTTAACTTCTGGCGTTTCTGTGAGAGCCTTGGCCCACTCCTTCATATAGGAGTCGGAAAATGTTTCCAACAAGTCTCGCATTTTATCACGCGAAAACTCGTAAGAATGTCCATCGTCGATATAATCTTCATCCTCATTCCTTTTAGGTTTCACAATGGTTGGTGAGACGAGGTCTGCTCTATCAACAGCACCCCGACCCAGTCGATCCATCATTACTTCATAAAGAGAACCTGAACCAGTAAGTATACAAGTATCACCCTGCTTCCGAACCCCACACATGTCTCCATAATGGCCTAATTTACTTCGGGCTTTTATGCGAGTAGCACGTACAGTGGGCATGAAAGGTTGCAGATCAGTACTCCAGTTAAACTCCCTTCCCTTAACCAACTCACGCGTTGTTCGAACCACTTCAGAAATCATCGTCGATTCAAGATCGACGTCTGAAATTTCATGAGTGGTTGTTAACGTGTTGAAGGTGGAAATAAGGGAAAGCTCCAAGTCATCATCGTCTGGGCGGGGCATTCCTTTCTTTAGATAAAGAATGCCAACCGCAAACTCAAGACGTTGATAATAAGAACCTTGCATTTTCAATGCAATAAAACGACCAAGTCGGCCGCCAGTTAACTGGTGAGCATGATCCGGGCCCTTAAAAGGGCACGGGGGTAATTCCTGACTTAAAGTCCAGGAGAAGAAAGCTGCCAATTTATATTTTAGAAACTTAAGGTAACCGCACTGAGATGAGTATAAATACCACTCACTCGCAAACTGATAATCACTTTCGCGAGGACGGAAACCAAAGATTCGGCAGTAATCGAGAAGAACACGGTGAGCGTCTAAAAGACGCCTACTAAGTTCATCTACGGCACACGTAGAGGGGAGTACCCTACTACCATTGGGCTGTTCTAAACTTACAGAACGGCAGTGGCCTCTAGCAGAATGCTCGGAACAGGGGGAAAGTTTGTTAGCTGCTGCATCATCGTCCAACACGGAGTAAAAATTACTCACAGGGACCTTTTGATCAGACTTGCGCTTCTTAATCCACACCTTACCAGCAATTCCACTAGAGAAACATTGCCGCTCTGCATTTTCAGAGCAGATCCGGATTGATGACGATTTGAGCCTCGAAATAACAGAAGCT